CAACTTAATAGTTACATGCGGCACAAGCGCGATGAAAACTTTACATACGCAGGACTACGTCAAGTAGTAGACAAGTATCTAGTACAGGATCGTTCAACTGGAGCTATTTTTGAAACTCCACAAATTATGTACATGATGGTTGCGGCAACATTGTTTGCACAGTATCCTAAAGAAACACGTATGCAGTACGTAAGACGCTATTACGATGCAACATCATTATTTAAAATTAATATTCCAACTCCAGTTATGGCAGGGGTGCGTACTCCAGTTCGTCAGTTTGCAAGTTGTGTGCTTGTTGATGCAGATGATACACTTGATAGTATCTTTGCAAGTGATATGGCTATTGGCCGCTACACTGCTCAAAGAGCAGGCATTGGCATTAACGCAGGACGAATTCGTGGTGTAAACGCTAAGATACGTGGTGGCGAAGTAGCACACACAGGTATTGTCCCGTTTATGAAGAAGTTTGAAGCAACAGTTCGTTGTTGTACACAAAATGGTGTGCGAGGCGGCAGTGCTACTACACATTTTCCGTTGTGGCATCAAGAGATTCAAGACATCCTTGTTCTAAAGAACAACAAGGGCACTGAAGATAACCGTGTACGCAAACTAGACTACAGCATACAGTTAAACAAAACTATGTATGAACGGTTGTTATCTGGCGGTGACATAACTTTATTCTCGCCGCATGAAGTACCTGGTTTGTATGAAGCATACTTTGGCGATCCAGTACTATTTGAAGAACTATACGAGAAGTATGAACGTGCTACAAGCATTAAGAAAACTAAAGTATCAGCAATGGATTTGTTTTCTGCGTTAATTAAAGAACGTGCAGAGACAGGGCGCATTTATATTATGAATGTCGACCATGCAAATACACACAGCTCGTTTAAAGACAAAGTGTATATGAGCAACTTATGTCAAGAGATTACATTGCCAACTAAGCCACTTAATCACATTGATGACGAAGAAGGCGAAATTGCATTGTGTATCCTTAGTGCTATTAATGTAGGACTTATTAAAGACGTAAGTGACTTAGAAGAACTATGTGAACTAGCAGTACGTGCGCTAGAAGAAATTATTGACTATCAAAACTATCCAATAGCGGCTGCTGAGAAGTCAACTAAAGCAAGACGTAGTTTAGGTATAGGCTACATTGGCCTAGCACACTTCCTTGCAAAGAATAAAGTAATGTATGCAGACAAGCAAGCATGGCAATTAGTACACGACTTGAGTGAAGCATTCCAGTACTACTTGCTCAAAGCAAGCAATAAACTTGCACAAGAGCGTGGTCCATGTGAGTATTTTAATCGCACTAAATACAGTGATGGCATACTTCCTATAGACACTTATAAGAAAGATGTTGATACTATTGTGGAGCACAAGTTAAATTATGATTGGAATACTTTACGGAATGATATCACCAAGCACGGACTCAGGCACAGCACTTTGTCAGCACAAATGCCTTCAGAGAGCTCGTCCGTTGTGTCAAATGCCACAAACGGAATTGAACCACCTAGGGGATACTTGTCCACTAAATTATCCAAAAAAGGGCCTCTTAAGCAGATTGTTCCACAGTTTCAGACTCTAAAGAATCACTACACATTGCTATGGGATATGCCTAGTAACGAAGGCTACATCAATGTCGTTGCAGTAATGCAAAAGTTCTTTGATCAAGGCATTAGTGGTAACTGGTCATACAATCCTACACAGTTTCCAGACAACGAAGTACCAATGAGTGTAATGATGCAGGACTTACTAACAACTTATAAGATGGGTTGGAAGACAAGTTACTATCAGAACACATATGATTACAAAGTAGACCCAAATGAACTACCAGATGACACAGCATTACCAGCATTACAACGATCAGAATTTTCAGGTACTGACGATGAGTACGATGAATTTTGCGATAGTTGCGCAATTTAAAGGTTGACGGACACGCTGAGACAGCGTATACTAAGTTATATAATAAGGAAAGACACACATGGCTAAGACAGTATTTAATCAGGAAATAGTAGATTTCACAAAGCAGGACATGTTCTTCGGAGCAGACATGAACACACAACGTTATGATACGTTTAGGTTTCCTGTGTTTGATAAACTCAATCAAACAATGCTTGGTTACTTTTGGCGACCAGAAGAAGTAAGTTTGCAGAAAGATCGTGCAGACTTTGCTAACTTCCGCCCAGAGCAAAAGCATATCTTTACTGCTAATTTAAAATATCAAACACTACTCGATAGTGTCCAAGGACGTGGTCCATGCCTAGCATTTTTGCCGCATGTGTCACTTCCTGAACTAGAAGGGTGTATTGTTACTTGGGACTTCTTTGAAACAATTCACTCACGTAGCTACACACATATTATGAAGAATGTGTATGCTGACCCAGCAGAAGTGTTTGACACTATTCTAGACGATGACAAGATTATTGCTCGTGCAACTAGTGTTACTAAGCACTACGATGCGTTTACTCAAGCCGCTGATGCATACAATCACCGAGGTGAAGGTAGCATGGCTGATGTAAAGCGTAAGTTGTACATGGCAATGATGACAGTAAATATCTTAGAAGGCTTGCGTTTTTATGTAAGTTTTGCTTGCACATTTGGCTTTGGAGAATTAAAGCTAATGGAAGGTAGTGCTAAGATTATTAGTCTTATTGCTCGCGATGAGGCACAGCACCTAGCGTTATCAACACACGTATTGAAACTTTGGGCACAAGGCAAAGACGATCCAGAAATGGCCGGCATTGCTAAGGACTGCGAAGAAGATGTATATGACTTGTGGCGCGAATGTGTTGAAGAAGAAAAAGATTGGGCGGAGTATTTGTTCAAAGACGGATCGATGATTGGTCTTAACACTACATTGCTTAATCAATATGTAGAGTACATTGCAAATCGTAGGTTGAAAGCACTTAACCTAACTGCTATATTTGATCAACCAGTTAATACTAATCCGCTTCCGTGGACTACACATTGGTTGTCAAGTTCAGGCTTGCAAGTTGCTCCACAAGAAACTGAAAATTCTTCCTACATTGTAGGCGGCATTAAACAAGATGTAAGTACTGAAACACTTAAAGGATTTAGTTTATGATCGAAATTTGGGGAAAGCCAGCTTGTCCGTTTTGTGACATGGCAAAGGCACTATGTGAACAAAGAAAGTTAAAGTATACCTATAAACAATTAGGTACAGACTTTACTCGTGAACAAGTGCTGGAATCATTTCCAGGAGCAAGAACATTTCCTCAAATTAAAGTATGGAGTACTAACATCGGCGGCTACGATAAGCTAGGAGAATATTTAGAAAACACTAACTATAACGGAACAGGACACTCACTATAATGATTATTGAAATACCCTACAAAGTAGGCGACAATGTAAGTTTTAAACTAAGCTCAGGTGAAGAAATTATCGGACGCTTAGATTCTGAAACTGCAACGTCATACACAGTTAAAAAGCCAATGGTATTAATTATGCAAGAACAAGGACTAGGACTTGCTCCTTTCATGTTCAGCGTATCACCCGATGGTAAGTTTGTATTGCAAGCTAATTCTGTGCTTTGCATGGCTAAGACCGAAAGTGAAATTAGCAAGCAGTATACTAAACAGACATCCGGTATAGCATTGGTATAAAGGAATAACAGATGCCCGAAATAACTAGAGTAGGATTAGACAAACACACTGGACACGCAAGTCCAACACCTAATCCGTTTCACCAAACAGCATATGCAACAGGGTCACCTGATGTAAATGTAAACGGTGCAAAGGTTGTTCGAGTGGACGACACTACTAGTTGTGGAGACCCTGCAACAGCAGGAAGTGGTACTGTAAAAGTGAATGGTAAACCTGTTCACAGGAAAGGTGATGCTACTGGAGGCCACGGAAGTTGGGTTCCTAATACATCATCATCTGGCAGCCCTGATGTAAATGCAGGTTGACAGAACACCAGGAAGGTGTTATAATTATATTACTAACAACAATAGGAGAAGTAAAATATGAGTATTCATGAAGAAATCGTACAAGCATTTAACAACTATCTAACAGAACATGATAGCTGGGAAGATAAGAGCGTGAAAGCGGCCGCGGCACGAGCACGTAAAGCACTTGGTGATTTAGGTAAATTGACTAAAGGTCGCAGAGCAGAAATCCAAGATAAAAAGAACGGCATGTAAATGAGCGGGCAACGGCGCTGGCTCACAACATGGGCAAGAACCGTTGGTATGCCCGTTGGTCTTACAGACAATGATAAGCCAGAGTTTCTTCCTATATCACAACGCGATGTAAAGAAGGCTCTGGCTTTTCGCTCTTTTTGGATCATACTTCATGTACTAACATGTTGTATGATTATTACAGGTAATGGCAGAACATTAGGCTGGTGGTAGTATGAAACTAAAAGTAATCGAAGTAGAACATTATACAGACAAGCTATTTCGGATTAGAACAGAACGACCACGCACATACAGATTTGCCGCAGGCGAGTTTGTAATGATTGGGTTAGATCATTTTTCAGAGAAGCTTCAAAAGAACAAACCGATACTAAGAGCATATTCAATTGCAAGTGGTCCTTACGATGACTATTTAGAATTCTATAGTATCAAAGTACAAGATGGTCCACTAACAAGTAAGCTACAGCACATTCAAGTAGGTGATGAACTAGAAGTAGGCGAAAAGCCAACTGGCACACTTACACTAGCTAACGTAACACTTGGCGGACATCTTTGGTTGATGGCAACAGGAACAGGTATTGCTCCTTTTATTAGTTTGCTTAGAGATCCAGAGATATATGATATCTACGATAAGATAACACTTTGTTGGACAGTAAGGCAAGTAGCAGAACTACAGGCATACAACGCAATGCTAGAAGACTTACCAATTGAATATATTCCAACAGTAACACAAGAAGATTATATAAGACGCGGACGCATTACACACTTCATTGACAATGAGGATTTGTGGTACGGAGTTAATCCAACTGATGACAGAGTTATGTTGTGCGGTTCGATGGGATTTAACGAAGAAATGAAAGCACGTTTAGAAAGCCTTAGCTTTGTAGAAGGTAGTACCAAACAATCAGCAACCTATGTACAAGAGAAGGCATTTGTATCATGAAGTGTAAACAAGGCGACTATGCTAAAATTATCTACTCAGTGCGTCCAGAGAATATTGGACGAGTTGTAAAAGTAGTTGAGTACATAGGTAAGTTCCAAGAAAATGAAACCTTTGAATTTATGGGGTTTACTTGTACTTGCTTAGTTACAGACCACTATTGGTGGATCGGTGGAGACGACATTACAATACAGATGGGTCCAAGTCCTAAAGCATACATTGCTGACACATGGCTAGAACCTATCCGTCCTGAAGAAAAAGAAACAAAAGAGACTGTAGAAAAAGAACTTGACATGTTTATGTAAATATGCTACAACTGTAGTACACAAAAGGAACATATAAATGTCAATGAATCACAGCCCAAATAAAAAAGATAAAGAAACAGAAGACTTAGTAGCACAGTTCCTTGCAAAGGGTGGCGAAGTAATTATTGGCAAAACAAAAGATATGCCTAGTGAACTTGGCATTAGTAACAACACCTGGAACAATAAGTTAACTAAAGCAGAAAAAACTGCAAAAAAAGGTTAACACATTGTCTATTAGCTCATAGGATCATTCAATTAGACTTTCTTCATTTTACGTGTTATTATATATTAAATACATTGTAAAGGAGAAAGTGTAATGGGTGCAAGAAACCACAAAGATTGGTTAGCAGAACCAACAGTCGAACATTGTAAAGGAGAAAGTGTAATGGGTGCAAGAAACCACAAAGATTGGTTAGCAGAACCAACAGTTGAATACATAAGTAGCGAGTGCTACAGTAGTCATGAAATTTACAAACAAGAAATCGAAAAGATATTTTCTAAAGTTTGGATCCCTATCATTCACAAGAGTGAAATAAAGAATCCAGGAGACTATCGAACATCTCAAATTGCATTTCGAAACATAGTTATAATCAATCACGGTGATCGTATTGGATGCTATATCAATCCTGGACTCAAGGGAGTGGCAGGTACAGTTGATCCAGACTATAAAATTGAATCTAGAGAATTACACAGCGAAGTAAAATATGGCGGGATGGTATGGACAACACTAAACGATAACCCAACCATGGACGTAGAGCAATGGACAGACGGTGCATTTGATTGTATTGCTACAGCAATTGACACAGAAGAACTAGAAGTATTCCATTACCATAAAGCAATCATTCCTACAAACTATAAGTTATGGCATGACACTAACAGTGAGTTCTATCACGACTATTTACATTACTTTAATAGAATAACTGGATTCACTGATGAGTACTTTGCTCGTGCATGTACAGGATTTGACAACGGACACGTTAACGTTGGTAGCTTCGAAGTGCAGTATGACAAGTTTGAAGGAGCCGCAGACCGTGGAGCATTAACCTTTCCAGGAGTTCCGCCCAACCAGTGGTACATGGTAGACTTGTTTCCAGGCTACAACTTTAACCTACGAGGCAGTGCTTACCGTACAGATAGTATTACTCCACTAGGTCCAGACAGTGTATTAATTGAGTTCCGTGGATACGGTTTGTTAAGTGATACTCCGGAAGAACGCGAACAACGTATAAATGATCACAATACAATATGGGGACCGTTCGGACGTAACTTGCACGAAGACTTGTT